GACCAATTTGAGCCCCGCCTGATGGGGCTTTTGGACGAAGCGGAAAGCCTAACGAACAAAGTGGTTCGTGGCCGCCGCATGAAAAAAACGCTTAAGCACGTGGCCGGTGTTCGCATCCGTCTCGCGCACGCCGGCTCATCGTCGGCATTGAAGTCAGACCCAGCGGCGCTGGCTTTGATCGATGAGTTTGACGAGATGATGGCCAACGTCAAAGGCCAAGGTGACGTGCTGGGCCTCGTTGAAGCGCGCGGTGAGACGTATGCGGATTTTGTCACCGCGATCACAAGCACGCCAGCCCGGGGGCTCGTGGAGGTCGAGTTGGACGAGGACACTGGTTTGGAGTTTTGGGGGGTCTCGGACACGGACGATCTGGAGAGCCCCATCTGGAAGCTCTTTCAAGAGGGCACCCGGCACCATTGGGCTTGGCCATGCCGGCATTGTTCTGAATACTTTGTGCCGCGCTTTCGCCAGTTGCACTGGCCCAAGGACGCCACGCCATCGCAGGCAAAGCGCTCCGCATATTTGAGCTGCCCCCGTTGTGGTGGCGTGCACACAAACGATGACAAGGAATGGATGAACGCTAGAGGGGCGATGGTCGCGCCCGGTCAACGGATTGCGCTTGTCGAAGATGCACCATCGGTCACTGGCGCTCCAACGGAGAGCTCCACACTCTCAATGTGGACGTCTGGTCTGTGCTCTCCTTTTGTTTCTTGGGGACAGCGCGCTGAAACCTATTTGACCGCGCTGCAATCTGGCGATGAAGACCGCGTGCAGACCGCGATGAACGCAAGCTTCGGCGAGTGCTATTCCATCACCGCCTCCGGCGACGTCCCAGAATGGCAGGAAGTCATGGAGCGCCGGTTGCCTTACGAGCCCAGAACGGTGCCCTCCGGCGGCCTGCGGCTTGTCATGGGTGTCGATGTGCAGAAGTTCTCTCTGTACTTTGTGATCCGGGCATTCGGCGCGCGAGGCACCTCGTGGCTTGTCGACTATGGCCAGCTGCACGGGCCCACAGAAGCGGATGATGTCTGGGCGCAACTGGCTGAAATGATGCTTCAACCGGTCGCGGGGATGCAGATCGAGCGGGTCTTTATCGACTCTGGGTTCCGACCCGATAAGCCCGAGCAAGGCAACGAGCACAAAGTCTACGAGTTTTGCCGCCGGTTTTCGTGGCTCTGCTGGCCGACCAAGGGTCGCGACGTAATGACCCCTCCCTACCGGGTCTCAAAGATCGAGGTGAAACCAGATGGAAAGCGGGCGCTCTACTCAGTAAATCTTGCCCTTCTTTCAACTGACTTCTTCAAGTCCCTGGTGATTTCAAGGCTGCGGACGCCAATTGATGTGCCCGGGGCTTTCTATGTCCACAGCGACGTGGACGAAGATTACTGCCGGCAGGTCACGTCGGAGGCGCGCATCCTCAAGGGGAGCAAGCCACAATGGGTCAAGCGATCCAGAGACAACCACCTCCTTGACTGCGAGGCTTTGTGTTCCGCGATTGGCTACACGCTCAACGTCCAACGCATCCCTGAGGGTGTTCACCGGTCTGAAGGGGGATCTCCTCCCTTAACCCCAGAAGCCGGCACTGCAGAGGGTGATCCGCCACTGCCTCCGCCCAAAAAGAGCGGCGGCGGTGGCGCGTATCGTAACCGCTTCCAACGATCCGGCAGCAGGCTGAACAGGTAAACCATGTCAATGATCTCAAAAGTCCGCGACCTGCTCGCGGGCCAAAAGCTGCCTGCGCCTGCTGACAGCAGCGATGCAGCCCCTCGGCACAACAGCCAATACATGCGCGGTGGTCGAGGGGTAACTTTCTCCGGATGGCGCCCAGCTCTCCGAGAAAGCCAAGACGACATTTCCGAAGCTTGGGATGATGCCGCAGCGCGTGTTGCTGACCTGATCCACAACAGCGGCTGGCTTGCCGGTGCGGTCGATCAGGCGGTTGCCAACACCGTGGGCACGGGGCTGCGCTTAAAGGCTCTGCCTGAAAACGAGACCTTTGGCATGTCCTCCACCGAGGCTTCCAATTGGTCAAAGACAGTTGAGCGCCGTTTTGAGCTCTGGGCTCGCAGCGCCCAGGAATGCGACATCCAAGGGATGCGGACCTTTGGTCAGATGCAAAGCGCGGCTTTCCGCTCTTGGCTGATTTCTGGCGAAATCCTCGCAGAGCTGCCGTTTCGCCGCCGCCCTTGGAACACCTATGGGACAAAGGTTCGGCTTTTGCCGCCCCACCGCCTGTCGCGCAAAACGGAAAACTTGGCGCGTCTTGTGAACGGCGTCTACCTCGATGCGGACGGTATGCCTATCGGTTACCGGGCGATCTGCAAAGACATGTTTAAACACGACGTCGAGTACAATGTTCGCGCACGGGATCGCGCTGGGCGGCCTCGGGTGATCCACGTCTTTGACGGGCTGCCCGGTACGCACCGCGGCATCTCCCCAATGACACCGGCCTTGCAGGTCGCGCGGCAGTTTGACCAGCTCGCGGACGCAACTTTGATGGCGTCGATTGTGCAGACGCTGTTTGCAGTCACGATCACTTCGGACGAGCCGACCGAGGAAGTTCTAGCCGGGCTTTTGACACCTCAAGAGCAGGCGCAAATGTCGGCCCAAGGCGTGGCGCCAATGGAAGCTTACATCGACATGGTGGCCGGCTACTACGAGAGCTCGTCGCTCAATGTAGGGATCAATGGCCGGCTCGCGCACCTTTTTCCCGGGCAAGAGCTCAAGTTCCACACAAGCAACCAGCCTTCCTCGGATTACAAAGACTTTTCGATGCACCTCCTGCGTGAATTGGCGCGGTGCCTTGGTCTGACCTACGAGAGCGCGACCGGCGACAATAACGGCGCGACCTACTCCTCATTGCAGGCAGCCACGACGGAAATCTTTGCAATCACCAAGGCGCGCCGACAAAACATCGTCGCTCCGTTTTGCCAGCCGGTCTACGAAGCATGGCTGGAGGAAGAGATTGCAGCTGGGCGGATCGCCTTCCCCGGCGGCTATCAAGCGTTTTTAGCTAACCGTGCGGCGGCCTGCCGAGCGGAGTGGTTGGGTGCGGCTCGTCCAACGACCGACGATCTCAAAAAAGCCAAAGCTCACGAAGTCTGGAAGCGTCTTGGTGTGATGTCCGACGCAATGATCTGCAACGACATCGGCGTAGATGTTGACGACGTCTACCAGCAGATTTCGCAGGAACGCGATATGCGCCAAGAGTACCGGCTGCCAGAGCCAATGCTCATGGGGGCAGCCAGCGGGGCCGTGGAGGCACCCGACGGAGCAGAGGTCGATGAACGCCCTGAAGGCGAAGCCGACGATCCTGATGATGAAGAGGACGCGCTTTAATGGCTCTAACTATCGATGAGGACAATCCTTGCGCAGCGGCCAAAACGCTCCGCGAGGTCTACATCCGGCTTGTTGCCGGACAGGCCGCCGCAACCGTGTCGTTTTCAAGCGGTCCATCCGGCGTCTCCCGTTCTGCGACCTATCACGCAGCAAACCCAGAGCGACTGTTGATGGTCATCCGCAGCTTTGAGCAAAAGTGTACGGCGTTGCGTGGGCTCAAGCCTGCCCGTCGTGCGGTCGCCACAGGAGGTGTCCGATGAACGATCAACCCACCATTATGCCAGCAGCGGAAGGGGCTTCTTTGACGCAGATCGCGTCTAGGGTGCTTAACCGTCCGCTGCTTCTTCACCCGACAAAGGCTGAAATCATCTTGCAGGTTTTGCAAGGTCGTTTGCCGATGGATGGGGCAAAGATTGAGAGCCTGAGGCCCGATGCCAGCCGGTTCATGGGCAGCGCTACAGACGACGAGGGGCGGCGCAAAAGCTATCGAGTGGCCAATGGCACTGCCATCGTCTCGATTGTCGGCTCGCTGGTGAACCGAGGCAGTTGGATTGGAGCAAACTCAGGCATGGTGTCCTATGAAGGCCTAAGCCACCAGCTTCGAGAGGCCGCGGCCGATCCAAACGTCACCGCCGTCGTTTTGGACATCGACAGCCCAGGCGGGGAAGCCACGGGCATGTTTACAATTGCCGAGCAAGTGCGCGCGCTTGCTGCAACCAAGCCTGTCACCGCTTTTGTTAACGATATGGCGGCCTCCGCAGCCTACGGTATCGCCAGTGCCGCGACCGAGATAGTAGTCTCTCCGACTTCTATTGTGGGCTCAATTGGGGTCGTTTTGACCCACCTCGACCGGTCGGCAGAGCTTGAGCAAAAAGGCGTTAAAGCGACGCTTATTTATGCAGGCAAGCACAAGGTCGATGGAAACGCGTTCGGTCCATTGCCGGAGGCAGTTCAAGCCGATCTCCAAACCGAAGTGCTCAAGTTCTATGACCAGTTTGTCGAGCTTGTCGATCGCGGCCGCGCTGCCATGAACGACGAAACCATCCGGGGCACGCAAGCCCGGACCTACATCGGACAGGATGCAATTAATGCAGGCCTTGCCGACCGCATCGCGACGTTGGACGCGGTGCTTTCTGAACAATCACCAACGGCCCCCGGGGCCCAAACGCAAAGGACGGGATTTGGTATGACCAAAACCACACAAGCCGGAGCACCGCAGGCTGAAAACGCGGGCATCACCGAGGCGCAATTGGATGCGGCCGTAGAGACCGCGCGGGCCGAAGGCATGGCCGCTGGTGCCGCTCAAGCAAATGCACGCATCAAAAGCATTTTAACATCCGAAGAAGCTCAGGGCCGCGAGCCACAGGCTATGGTTTTGGCGCTAGATATGGACATGAGCGCCGAGGATGCGGCGAAAGTTCTGGCAACATCGCCCAAGTCTTCCGGTGTTGCATCTATCGAAAGCCGCGCAGCTGGCGAGCCCGAATTTGGTGGCGACGCCAACCAAGGCTTTGGATCCGCGTCTGACAAAGTTGCCGGCGGATGGTCCGTTGCCATCAACAACGCAAACAAGCGCTTCGGCTAATCCGAGCAGGGTCTGAGGAGATCACAATATGACCGTTTTAAACGAAGGCCGGCACCCCGGCGAATTCCTTATGAGCGAAGCCCAAGGCCAGCGCTCGCGAGGCAATATCACCGTCGCAAGTGGCGCCGGCGTCATCGTGCCGGGCGCCGTCTTGGGCAAAGTCACAGCCACCGGCCAGTACCTCGCCTCATCCAATACCGCTGATGACGGCTCCGAAGCTGCTGTCGCCGTGGCGCTGTACGGCTGCGATGCGACCGACGCCGCCGCAGACATTGCGGCAATCGTCCGTGACGCTGAAATCAACGGCAGCGTGCTGACCTACCACGCCGACCGCGACGAGGTCGCTGAGAAGGCCGCCGCAAACGCACAGCTTGAAGCCGCTGGCATCATCGTCCGCTAAACGCGGATCATCGAGAAAGGACACTTAAATGTCTCTGTTAAACGTATTTAAGCAGGACGCATTCAGCGTTCTGCGTCTCACCGATGCCCTACGCGAGATCAAGTACGCCCCGTCGCGCATTGGTCAGCTGGGCCTTTTCCAGACAACCAGCATCGACACGCTCGACATTGCGATTGAAACCGACCGTGAGCAGAACCAACTCATTGTTGGCGCTTCGCCGCGCGGTGGTACCGGCGACACCTTCGGCAAGAACAAGCGGACCCTGCGCACGCTTCGGGTGCCACACTTCCAAGTAGACGATGCGATCATGGCCGATGAAGTGCAGCAAGTGCGCGCGTTCGGTTCTGAGGTCTCTGTGGAGCGTTTGCAGCAAAAGATTGCTGATCGCGCCGCAGAAGTCAGCCAAGGCTTTTCCCTGACCGAGGAATATCACCGCCTAAACATCATCAAGAGCGGTAAGCTCCTCGACAAAGATGGTGAGGTTATGTTCGACTACTTCCGCGAGTTCGATGAAGCCGCACCAGCCGAAGTCGACTTTGATCTGGACAAGGCGACGCCGACGCAGGGCGCTTTGCGCAAAAAGTGCGCGGAGGTCGTACGCCGGGTTGCCGCAATTTTGGATGGCCTGCCTTACACTGGCATCCATGCTTTCTGCGGCGATGCGTTCTTCGACGACCTGATCGCCCACCCTGAGGTGCGCGAGACCTACAAAGGTCATGCCGAAGCATCTGCTTTGCGCTCCGCTTACGCTGGCGCAAACGGCCAGCAATCAAGCTTTGGCACTTTTGAGTTCGGCGGGATCACTTTCGAGAACTATCGCGGTGGCGGTTCTATCGGCGTGGACACCAACAAGTGCCATATCTTCCCGTTGGGCGTCCCCGGCCTGTTCCGCACCGCCTATGCGCCAGCCGACTACATCGAGACGGTCAACACACAGGGTCAACGCCTCTACGCCAAGCAATACGAGATGCGGAACGGTAAGGGCGTCAATCTGGAATTCCAGATGAACGCTCTGCAGTATTGCACACGTCCACGCGTGCTGATCCCCGGCAAGCGCACTTAATCGCTCACCTGTAATCCATGAAGGAAATGAACCGTGGCCTCAATCTTTGACGAACTGGATGCGTCTCTTTCAGAGGCCATTGGCGACGTTATGGCCGAGGTCGCAGTTCTCCTTCCCCGGGTGACACGATCCTACGAGGCGCGATCTGTTGATGTCGATCGCGCCTCGTTTTCTTTTCGTGGGATTTTTTCGGATGGCCCGGAGGCGAAGGCTTCTGGCGGCCAATATTTTTCCGCTCAGCTTGTCCAAGATATGATCGCCGACTTTTGGATCGCCGCACGCGATGTCGCGCAGCTGCCTTTTGAGCCTGAGAAAGGCGACCAAATTTCGATGGTCTCACGGCCAGGTCAGCCGGAATTCATGATTTCAGGGCTCCACCGCACCAACCAAGGCGAGCTGCTTTTGATCCTTGTGGAACACGGCGAAGACTAAGCCGCCCAAATTGGAGGTTCACAATGCGTCTGTCGATCAAAACCTCCCCCGACATCGCCGAGACCATGCGCCGAGAGGTTCTTGCAGGCGAAAAGGCGACGACCCGGGCGATGACTAAGGTCGGAACCGATCTTAAGCTTGCGTGGCGGCGTCAGATTAACGGCGCGGGTCTTGGCACACGGCTCGCAAACTCCGTACGAAGCGCGACTTACCCAAAGTCGGGCGAAAGTCTGCGTGTTTCGCGGGATGGTGGGCACAGATTTCATCTGATCGTGGGCAGTGATTTCACGGGAAGCTGGGCATCTATTTCACGCGATCTCGGGCACTGATTTCGCGTGATCATGGGCAGACTTGG